GTGTCGTCGTCGGGTAGAACGGTCGCGATCAGGCTGGCCATCGGGCGGTCCTTCGAAATTCACGGGGGTGGGGATCGGGTCGATCGACGGCCCTGCGGCCCGAAGGCCTCCCGTCTCGCGCGATCCGTCCCCGAGCGCCGGGGGCGAGCTTAGTCAGGCGGCGGTGTCGCCGGCCTCGGATTCGGTGGTGTCGGCCTTGGTGACGGCTGCCTTTGCCTTTTCGAGGCCGCGCAGCATCGTCTTCACGCCGACACGGTCGTGCAGATCCTGCGCACGCGTCAGCACGGACATCGCGCGGTCGATCGTCGGTACGATCGCATCGCCCTCGGCCGCGCCCGCGGCGCGGACCAGCTCGGCACCGATTGCCTTCAGCAGTTTGGCCCGCGGTTCGTCATGCATGTCCACGCCTGCGGTGAGTTCCTCGACCTGCTCCAGCACGTCGAGCGGGAACGTCTCGCCGCGCGCCTGCGCCTTTAGCGCCGCCTCGGCGATCTCTTCCAGTATGAGGGTCGGCGCGTCGCGTTCGTAGCGCGCTGGCAGCTTCACGTCGAAGCGCAGCACGTGTGCGGCGAGATCGAGCGCGCGCGGCCAGTCACCGGTGTCGATCGACCACACCATCGCTACCGGCAGGACTTCGTCGGCGCCGGAGGTGCCCAGCTCGCGACCATTGGTCATCCGGCCGGCTTCGAGCAGGCCGTCGCACCAGGCGCGGTATTCCGGAAGCATCTCGCGCTTGGCGGCGATCTTGCGATCGATCGACTTGATCTCTTTCAGGCGCTGCAGATCATGGCGCATGCGCATTGCGATCGCGCGGGCCGCGACCTCGACGGCCGGCGTGTACGGTGCGACCTCGGGCCGCAGTTCGTGGGGGTTTAACCCGCCCCCCGAGGCAGGAGCGGACGCGCTGATGATGGACAGGACATGGTCCCGTGTCTGGCGAGCGAGGCTCATTGGCGTGTTCCTGTGGGGGGCGGGCTAAGGGCGCGAAGCGGCCGGTCAGGCCTTCTTCGACTGGATGATGTTTTCGACGAGCGCGGCGCAGCCATAGTCTTCGACGACGTAGCTCTCGTTCACCGACTGGTAGTCGGCGACCTGGTCGAACTCGGGCTCTTCCTTGATCGTGCGGCGCCGCGTGCCGTTCTGGACATAGATCGACAGGTTATCGAGCTTGGTCACGAGCAGCGCGTTGGCCGGGAAGAAGGGCACCATGATCGCCGTCTTGCCGCCGATCTGCTTGGGCAGCGTGAGGATGCGGTTGCGCGCCTCGATCTCGGTCGCCTTGTCGCCGGCCGCGTTGATCACGTTGAGGAAGCGGTCCTGCACCAGGTCGCGGCCGACGATCACGACGATGTCGGTATCGTCGCGGTTCCACTCGTCCATCAGCTCGATCGCGTCGTAGACCAGCGCGTCGATGTTGACGAAGTCGACGTCCTCGCCCGGCGTGCCCGGCGCGACATGGACGGCACCGGCGATCGTGACGCGACCGGTAGCCGGATCGCGCGTTGCCGGCGTCAGGGCGCCGCCTGCGATGTGGCGCGAGGGCGCATAATAGCGGATCTTGTAGAGCCAGCCGTAATTGACGTCCTGCAGCAGCGGGTACGTCTCAATGTCGGTGGTGTCGGCGCGCGCGACGCCGTTCCAGCCGATCATGATCCGGTCACGGCCCTGCTGCTTGGCGATGGTGTCGCGGTAGAGCGTCTGGAACTCGGGCTTGTGCGCCCACATGTCGAGCTTGCCGTACTTGATCGCGGTGTCGCTGTTGGTCTGCGCGCAGAAATAGCGGCCGCGGTCGGTGGTGTCGGTCGGGTCGATCGGCCGACGACGTACGCCGGTGGCGCTGTTGGTGAGCGTGCGGCTGGCGATCGGGCGCGTGACGCCCATGCCGACCTTGGCGCCTTCCTGCTGGTCGACCGGCACGATGTTGATCTTGCCGAGGAACTCCGACGACGACTGGATCACCTCTTCGAGCTTCTGCTCGACAACGGGGGCGACCGAGAACTGCTTTTCACCGGCGACGGTATCGACGCCGACGTTGTTGAGCGTCGCCACCTGGGCGAGCATGCCGTTGAAGACGAGGCGGGTTTTGTTCTGCATGGGAAGGCGATCCTGTGTGGGCGTCGGGCTGGCGGTCGGGTGTTGGTGCGATCAGCAGTCGGTGAGGACGCCGTTGCCGCCGCCGGTCGACGGCGTGCGCGAGAAGAGCTGCGGCTCGGGCGTCGATGCCAGCTTCGCTTCGAGCGCGGTGAAGCGCGCATCCATTGCGGCCTGCGCCTGTGTGACGGGCGCCAATCCTGCGGTGATCGACGAGGCGACGGCCTCGCCGATCTGCACCGAGAATGCCGCGGGGTCGAAGTTGTCGTTCGCGGGTCGGGGCGGCGTCGGGTCGGTCTTCTTTTCCGGCTCACCGCCGCGGATCCGCGTGGCGAGTGCGCTGAACAGGCTGGCGATGGCGCCTTCGACCTTGGCAGGGTCGGCCGGCGTCGCCTCGAATTCGAGCGCGACCGCGTCGGGCGATGGCGCGAAGATCGAGCCGGGCATGGAGCGGGAGAATTGCAGCGCTTGGGTGCCGATCGACGCGGGCTTGTCGGTGAAGGCGAGGCCGATCATGCCGATCTTGCCGCAGCCGGCATAGCTGTCGGTCAGCTCGACCGAGGGAAACGGCTTCTGGTTCTTGTCGGCAAGCTCGACCAGCTGGTCGTTGCCGTCGACCTGGCAGTACAACGCCCGGCGCTTCTCGGTCTTGCCGGCGATCACGATGTCGTCGGTCGAGGCCTTCACCGCGAACACCGAGCCGTAGCCGTTGAACGGGGGCTCGGGGCTGTAGCCCGCCAGATGCTCTAGGTTGATCCGCGGCGTGTAGGTGTCGATGTTGTGCGTCTCGACGATCTGGTCGATCCAGTCGGCGTCGATCTGGCGGCCGTCGCTGATCGTCTGGCCTTCGACGAGTGCCCGGAAAAACTTGCTCTTGGTGCCCATGGCGCTGCGGTCCTGCGTTCGGTTCGGGGTGGAGCGCCGGGCGCTCGCTGGTGAGCCGAACAGGGACGATGGGGCCGCTCATCTCAAGGCGGCGCTCTTGTAGAAATGCTTTCTACAAGAGGGGCGGGGGGCGGGACGGGCCGCGGCGTGGCTAGGTTCGCGCACCATGTCGATCCTAGCCGACCCTCTTACGCTGCCCGTCGAAGAACGGGTGCGCGCCGCGCGCAGCCTGTACTGGCGCGGGTGGAGCTGCGCGCAGATTGGCAGCGAGCTGGACGTCAAATACGACACGGTGAAGAGCTGGGCGCGCCGGCATGGCTGGGACGATGCGCCATCGATCCGGAAGCTGGAGGACTGCCTTGAGACGCGCCTGATGGTGCTGATCTGCAAGGATAAGAAGACCGGCGCCGATTATACCGAGCTGGATGCGCTGCGCCGTCAGGTCGAGAGCCTGGCCAAGGTGCGCCGCTACGAGGCGCCGGGCGGGCATACCGGCGATCTGAACGACAAGGTCGCCAACCGCAACGCGGGCGAGAAGAAGAAGGCGAAGAAGAACCACTTCACCGCCGACCAGGCCGCCGAGCTGAAGGCGATCTTCCTCGACCAGCTCTATGGGTATCAGGAGGCGTGGTTCGCGGCGCTGTCGTTCCGCACCCGCATGATCCTGAAGTCGCGACAGATCGGCGCGACCTACTATTTCGCGTTCGAGGCGCTGATCGACGCGATCGAGACGGGCCGGAACCAGATTTTCCTGTCGGCGTCGAAGGCACAGGCGCATCAATTCCGCAGCTACATCGTCAGCTTCGCCAAGCTGGTCGGTGTCAGCCTTGCCGGCGATCCGATGAACATCACCTCGGACCTTCGCCCCGCGGAAGAGGCCGCGGCCGAGCTGCATTTCCTCGGTACGAACTTCCGCACCGCGCAGGGCCGGCACGGCAATTTCTATTTCGACGAATTCTTCTGGGTCCACAGCTTCGAGGAGCTCAACAAGGTCGCCTCGGGCATGGCGACGCACAAGAAGTGGCGGAAGACCTATTTCTCGACGCCGTCGACGATCGCGCACGCCGCCTACCCGTACTGGACGGGCGAGCGGCGCAACCGGCGCCGTGCCAAGGCCGAGCGCGTCGAGATCGATGTCAGCCACGCCGCGCTGAAGGGCGGGTCGCAGGGGCCGGATCGTGTGTGGCGCCATATCGTCACCATTACCGACGCCGAGGCGGCCGGGTGCGACCTGTTCGACATCGACGAACTGCGCGACGAATATGCGCCCGACGAGTTCGCCAACCTGTTCGATTGCAACTTCGTCGACGACAGCCTGTCGGCGTTCCGGTTCAACGCGCTGGTCGCGTGCGGCTGTGACAGCCTGGTCGACTGGACCGACTTCAATCCGGAGGCGGCGCGTCCTTATGGCGAGCGCGCGGTTTGGGCCGGCTATGACCCGCAGAACAGCGAGAACGGCGACAATGCGTCGCTGACGATCATGGCGCCCCCGCTCGTCCAGGGCGGCCAGTTCCG